GGCTCCCTTGGGCTTCGCCGTCCGCGTCGCAGACCGCAACGTGGACGATCTGCTCGGCGCCTACGGTCGGGCTCGGGAGGAGCGCAACTTCTTCGCGCAGGACGCGGAGGCCCTTCGGGGCCGCCTCGTGAAGGCGCGGGAGGCGCTGTCCCCCATCCTCTTCGCCGGGGACTTGGAGCCGGCGCAGATCGCCGCCCTCGCCCGAAACCTCATGAACCTCCTGACCGAGTAGCCGATGCCCGCTGATTCGCCCCCGACACCCACGCCTGCCCCCGTCAATCCGCGCAAGAAACGGGCACGCACCATCTCCGCCTCGGACAACGAGTGGCACCGCATCGGAGACCTTGCGGACCACTTCGCCCGCACGGAGCACCGCCGCGTGACGATGAGCGGCCTCCTCGTGGAGTTGGCGATGAAGAAGGCCGACGACGTGCTCGGCAAGAAGAAGCCCGGCTGACCGACCGTCGCTACGCCGGGCCGGTCTCCTGCCCTCACTCTTGAAGGATCTGGCTCTCTGAGGAGCCCTACAGGTCGAGGGCGCCGCGGCCCTTGAGCCACTGGCCGCCCAGGTAGACGCCGATCCCCCCCGCGATGAGCCACGGCCAGGGGTTCGTAGCCGGGGGCGTCGTGAGGGGCTGTCGGGCGTACTCGTGCCGGCTCCCGGCCTCCTGCGCTGCGGCCTGCGCAAGCTCGCGCTCGGAGCCTTGGAGCAGCTTCGCCGCCTTGTCGTACCCCGCGCGGACTGCGGTGAAGTACGTCTCGCAGTCCAGGGGCTTCAGGCCCACTGCGGCCAGCGCGTCGGCCAGCTTCCAGTTGAGATTCCACGCGCGCCCAGCGCCGCCGCGGGGGATGGCGAACACGCCCTCCGCGATGTCTCCGATGTTGCCGCCGCCGTAGATCCAGCGCATCACGACGCCCGCGTCCCCCTGGGAGAGGCGCCAGCAGTTCATCCCCAGCTTGTTGGCGGGCGGGTGCTGGATCAGCTTGTCGATGGCAGCCAGCGTCTTGAGCACCTCCGTGAGGTCGGCGCCGGGCAGCCCCTTGTCGCGGAACGCCTTGGCGGCCGAGATGGCCAGCAGCTTGTTGTTCTTCAGGAGACGGCTCTGTGTCGCGAGGAGGGCAGGCATGGGCGCAGGTTATCAGGCCCCCCGGGCGTTTTCCTCCGGTATCCTGGCGCCATGGCCAACGACGACGTGCCCCACTGGCTGCCCGGCTGGCTTCGCATCGGCAGTGGTGCGGGCATCTTGATCCTCGGCGTGACGGTCCTCGTGCCCGCCATGCTGCGGCGCGCCGTGGACGCCACGGCTTCCGGCTCCCGTGGGGATCCGCTCGCGCCCTCCGAGCAGACGCCCCCGAAGCAGAACTTCATCTACCCGCAGAAGACCGCGCACCCCGTCACGGGCTCCGAGTTCGTAGCCGTCCTCCGACGGCGCTGGGCGTCGAAGTTCGGGCGCCCCCTGTCGGCGGCGACCCTCGCCGTCCTCCAGGCGCACGCCTTCCTTGCGGCCAGCGGCGGCGACAACGTGGTGTGCTTCAACCCCGTGAACCTGCGCGCGGGTCGGTTCTGGCCCGGCGGCTGGTCCGTCATCCGCGAACCCGTGTGGCGCCACCGGCGCCCGCAGCACCGCTGGGCGCCTGTACGGGCCTACGGGTCCTTCGACGCGGGCGTCAACGACTGGCTCAAGGAGCTACCCGCCAGCGCCGTGAAGGCTGCGACTGCGGGCGACCCGGCCGCGTACCTGCGTGCCCTCTGCGCCCACCACTGGTTTGAGGCGCCGGCATCGGTGTTGGAGCCCGAGTTCGTGGCGACGACGCGCATGCTGCACAAACCGGCTGCGCCGCAGATTCCCGCCGCGGATGCCCCGCGCACCGTCGTCGGGCGCAGGGGCTACGGACGCCGACACCCCTCCGTGATTCGCTGAGGATCAGGCCCAGCGCGCCTTCTCGGCGGCGCCGGGGTCCATGGCGTGCGCGAGCGCGATCGTCTCCTTCGCCGGCAGCGGGCGGCCCTCCGGCCAGTAGAAGCCGAGCAACTGGTTGGTCTTGTAGACGCCGATCTTCACAGAGTCCGACTGGTTGCCCCCCAGGATTGAAACCGCCGCCCCGGTCGGGTTCCCGCCCACGTAGAACCCGATGTGGCCCTTCCCCTCGGCCTTGGTCTTGCCGCGCCAGAATACCGCGATGGCGCCGGGACCCACCTCGGCCGGCTTGAGCTTGTGGCCCCACTGCTCGTACGACCGAGCCCGTGCGGACCGGGTAGAGGGCACCCCAGCCTCCTCCAGGCACCAGCACACGAAGCTCGCGCACCAGGGGACCGCATCCGCGGCGGCGCCCATGGACGTGGCGGCGTGGTAGGCCCGGATCCGGTCGTTGTCGGCGGAGCCCTTGATCTCCTTCTGGCCGATCTCCCCCTGCGCGATGGCGAGCCAAGAGTCCTCCTTGGGTGCGGCCGGGGCAGGCAGTGGGGCAGCGGGCTGTGCCCACGACAGTGATGACATCGCGTGGCGGCAAACTTCTCTCCAAGACGTCTCATCGGTGCTTGTGCGCGTATCGCACGCGTGAGCGACGATGGCGCGCAGCAGCTTCGGCCCGAAGTCTCCGTCGATGGCGCCGACGTCGTAGCCTCGCGCGCGCATGAGCTTCTGGAGGGCCNCTACCTCTTCGCCCTTGTCCCCGTACTTCATGGTCTGAGTCTACCCGTTGCTGTAGGTTGAAGGGGTGCGTGTCCCACCTCCGACCGTCCTCGTCGTTGACGACGATGCAGACTCGCGCACTATCCACAAGCACATGCTCCAGAGCCTCGGTTACGACGCGCTCTGCGCCGCGGATGCGGAGAGCGCGTTCTACGCCGTAGCCCGATTGGGGAGCCGGCTGCGCTTCGCGGTGGTGGACCTCATGATGCCCAAGATCGACGGCGCGCAACTCGTGCGCGCTGTTCGCCACGGATCCCCTGTACAACGGCTTCCCATCGTGGTTGCCAGCGCGGTATACCCTGACGACTCCACGATTGTCCGTGGAGTGGAAAAGGAAGGCTGCGTGTTCCTCCGAAAGCCCTTCAAGGTGGCGGATCTTCGGGACGCGATCCTCGTGGCGAAGCAGACGGCGAGGCTCATGGAAGAGCCAGTGGTCTGGACAGTCGGGAGGTTGGAGCCTGTTCAGGGGGCTATGTGAATGACGAAGAACTGATCGAACGCTTGAGGGACGCCCTTGTGGCCGCCGGCCGTGGCGATCAGATCACCCTGGCCGACATCAAGTTGGACTGCAAGGCCGCCGCGGCCCTCCCGGGCCTTCCGAGCCAGATGGAGCAGATCGCCCACGACGTGCAGGAGGTGCGTGTGATCTTGATCGGCACCCCCGACGACCCGGAGGGGCTCGTCCACATTGTGAAGAAGCACGCGTTCTTCTGGCAAGTGATCGCGTGGGTCGCAGGCGTCACGGCGACGGGGTTGATCGGCTGGCTGCTCAAGGCCGCCCTGGGGGCGTAGCTCAGGCCACGGACTCTATGATCAACAGCGACGTGGTGACGTTGTTGTCGGCGCCGGCATCGGGCGTCGTCAGGCCGAAGAGTTCCCCGCCCGTGAGCCCCACGTAGACCACTTGCGACTGGTCGTTGATGTAGGCCGCAGCGGCAGCTTGCTGGCTGATGAAGTCCACGTCCGTGGTGGTGCCGCCGGTGATCCGCGAGAGGAACGGCTGGATCGTGGCGGCGCTCCCCCCTGTGAGGTCTGCGATGTAGGAGACGATGCGCCCGTTGATGGGGCAGCCGGTGAGCGTCCACTCGGACGCGGCGGCAATCAGGGTCTCAGTGATCGTGTAGTGGTAGGCCCGGATGCCTGCGTAGCCGCTGATGGTTCTGGTGAACGTGAACGCCACGGCGCGAGTCTACCAGGGTGCTCTGGGGAGGGGGGTGGGGGAATCCACAGAAGAGGGTTGACAAACCGCAAGCGCCTTCCGTAGTGTCTGGACGCTGACACGCTGGGTTTTCCCAGCACCTTGGGAGGTATACGTGGAACCCGCCATCGTTACGGCATACGCCGGGAGCGGCTTCGGCAAGTCGCTGGACGCGATCTACTCATTTCCGCAGGCCGTGTTCTTGACGCCGGCCCGTGGCGGACTCGTCGCAGCGCAGGTCATGATCGGCCGCACTGTCCGCGAGGAGGTGGTGCCGACGCTCACCGCCGCCAAGACGCGGATCGTGCAGATCCTCAAGGAGCCCGCCTACAAGAACCCGCGCAACCGCGTTGTCGTGCTGGACGATTTCAGCATCCTGTGCGAGCGCACGATGCTCCAGTTGGAGGACGCAGGCGTGAAGGGCTGGGACGTCTGGAAGCAACTCGGGCGGCAGATTCAGGGCACCCGCGACTACGCCCTCGACGCGACCGTGACCACGGCCATGAACGCGCACATTGCGCCCCCCAAGAAGCTGGACTCCGGTGCCCTCATCCCTGGGGGCCCCCTCATGCCGTCGCAGAAGTTGTCCGGCATCCTGCCCGGCGTCTCGACCCTCGTGCTCCGGGGTGAGAAGGACGCCTTCGTGCAGCCGCCGCTGTGGCCCGGGGTCTGGTGCGTGGACACCAACGACGGTAATTGGTTGACCAAGGATCGGTACTGCGTCGTGGGGCCCAAGGTCCCCATGAACACCCGTGAGATCCTGTTCCGGGCCGCCGAGGCGGGCCACAAGGTGATCGTGCCCGCGCGGCTCCCTGGCCTGGAGTGGCTGGACGCCGCCGCGGAGAAGGTGGCAGAGGGCCTCACGAGCGCCTTCCCGACGCCCCAGGCCGCCGCCGAGGGCCTCGCGCGTGCGCCGGGGCTTCCTTCCAAGGACCCCCGGTTGCTCCGCTGGGCGTGGCGCGACGGCGTCGCCCGACATCGACTTCGTACGGAGGGGGCCGCCAAGGCCCTGTTCGCGGCCTTCATCGCATCCTGACTTGCGCCGCGGGAAAGGCCAGCCCGCGGATGCTGACACCCATCGGCCACAACAAGCCCTTCGCCACTCCGAAGGCACGGAGACTGACCATGCAGAGCATTCCGATTACCCTCGACTTCACTGGCATCGAGGCCCAGACCCTCGGCGGCGGCGCGCCCCCCGAGGGCGCCTACAAGGCCATCATCAACAGCGTGGAGACCGCGGGCCGCAAGTCCGGCGTCGGGGCCAACCTCATCATCGGCTACACCGTCGCGGAGGGCCCCGCGTCGGGCCAGGGCGGACGGGCGTGGTTCCCGTTGCCGTGCCCGGAGGACGTGGAGAAGAACCGCCGGTTCTTCACGGAGCGGCTGAAGCGCCTGCTGCTCGCCATCGGCGTCCCCTCCAACTCGCTGGGCGCCTCCTTCAGCTTCGACTTCGCCCAGGCGAAGGGCCGCGGCCTCGTCGTCTACGTGGAGGACGGCGTCCCCGGCATCGACGGCAAGCGCAGCTACGAGTTCATCCCGGTCCTCCCCGAGGACGCGGCGGCTGCCATCGCCGGCCAGTGGACCCCCCGCGGTGGCACCAAGGCGCCCGCCGCCCAGACCCCGCAGAACGGCGCCCCGGCGCCCGCCGTGGTGCCCCCCCAGGCGCAGCCGCAGGGCGGCTCCTTCGACTTCGGGACCAGCTTCGGGACCAGCTTCGGCGGCGTCCCGTAGCACCCGAGCAGCCCCTTCCTCCCGGGGGCCGCTCAACCTGCGTAGGCCCTCAACTCCCCCCCCCAGGGCTTGCGACGCTGACACCCCTCCCTTTGTGGCCAAGGGGAGGGGTGTCTTGCGGAGGCGTCCGTGAAAAAGGTTGTCACTTCCCGGCCGAAGTACGACCCCGTGCGGGACGGCGCTCTGTGCGCGACGTGCCCAATGCCTCGATGGGCGCAGGAGGACAAGGTGCCGTGGGCCCCGGTGCCCGCGAAGCACACCCGCGGAGCCCCCCAAGGGCTCCTCCTCGGGGAAGCCCCGGGCGCCGCCGAAGCGGAAAAAGGCGCCCCGTTCGTGGGCACGTCCGGCGTCATCCTCAACACGGGGCTCAAGGCCGCCAGCATCTCCCGCGGCGGCTGGGACGTGGACAACGTGATCGCGTGCCAGCCCAAGAAGAACAAGTACGACCTGCTCGCCCACCGCCTCCGCAAGGACAAGCGGTACGGCATGTCGCCGCCGGAGGAGCAGCACCCGGAGATCCACTGCCGCCCGCGCCTGCTCAAGACGTTGGCGCGCTCCACCGACTACATCGTCATGGGCACGAAGGCCGCGCGCGCCGTGTTGCCGGGCAACCCCTCGATCATGAACCTGCGCGGAGGCCCCATCGGCCACGCCCTGATCAAGCACATCGACGGCCCTCGACGCGTGCTCCCGACCGTACATCCGGCGTTCGTGGCCCGAGCCCCCCGATGGACGCGCGTGTTCCACGCCGATCTGCGAAGGGCCGGGCGCTTCTTCAAGGGCAAGCTCCGGTGGAAGGATCCTTGGACGTTGCTCGCGCCCCTGCCGCGCGAACTGGCGCACTTCCTCGCGCAGCCGTCTCGCTGGTGGTCCTACGACGTCGAGACCGACGCCCGTGAGCCTCTCCTTGCGAGGCTCCGGTGCGTCGGCATCTGCCGCGACGCCAACGCGGCCGAAAGGGCCATGGGCTACACCGAGGCGGCCATCATGGTGCCGTTCCTGTCGATCATGGGCGCGCCCATTGGCCCCCTGTACCGGCGCAGGGACTTCGCGGATATGCTGCGCCACGCCTTCACCGACGGCCGCATGTGGGTCGGCCACAACGCGGGCTGGTACGACCGGCTCGTGGTGGAGCAGACCTTGGGCGCGACGCCGCGGCCTCTCATCGACACGATCATGCTCGCGCGGCTGGCGCACTCCGAGATCCCCAAGTCCCTGGGCGTCATGGGCAGCCTCTACACCGACGTGACGGCCTGGAAGCACGACAACGAGGGCAACAAGCTGTCCTCGGACGCGCGGAGCGACGACGAGCTTCACGCGTACTGCGCCACGGACTGCGCGGTGACGCACCGGATCTTCATGCCCCTCTGGGCCGAGGCCGCCGCCCGTGGCGCCAACGAACCCACCCCGGCGCGCCCCGAGGTGACCCGCAACCAGCTTGATCACATCGTGCAGGGCGCGTGCGCAGGCATGTCGCGCGTGGGCGTCTTCATCGACCAGCCCAAGGCGAAGGCCATGGCCGACGAGTACGCGGCCAAGGTCGCGGACCTCCTCAAGAACGTGGTGTCGCTGGCCGTGTCTGCCGGCGCCCCGAGCAGCTTCAACCCCGCGTCCCCGATGCAGGTAGGACGCCTCCTGTACGGGCGCGAGCGGTTCAACCTCAAGCCCATCGCCTACACGGACTCCGGCGAGCCCTCAACCGCAGCGGCGGTGCTCCGCGAGCACCTCATGAGCCACACCCTGCGGGCCGCGCCGCGTGCGTTCGTGGCTGCACTGCGCCGGTTCCGGGCGGCCCACAAGGTGCTGACGTCCTTCATCCGCCCCCTCAAGCCCCGGGCCCTCGGCGGCGTCGTAGACACCGACGGGCGCCTGCGCGTGTCGTGGTCGGCCCACGTCCCGGTGACCGGGCGCGTGGCGTCGTCGCAGCCCATGAACCTTCAGAACTGGCCCAAGGCCCTGCGTGCGCTGGTGGTGCCGCAGCCCGGCCACAAGCTCGTCGGCGCCGACTACGACGCCTTGGAGGGCAAGATCGCCGCGTCGTTGTGGGGGATGAAGAAGTACGTGGACGCCTTCGCGCGCGGCGAGGACACGCACCAGATCACCATGGGGCTTGCCTTCGGTGAGCGGATCTGGTCGATGCCCGGCGCACCGCCGACGAAGGCCCTTCGCTACCACAAGACGTGGCCGGCTGGGCCCTGGGGACCGGCGGGGGGTATCAGCGGCAAGTTTGATGAGATCCGCAACCTCTGCAAGAGGTACTACTACGGCAAGCAGTACGGCGCGGGCGACGAGACCGTGTGGAGGCTCATGCGCGAGGCGGAGGACGAGGACGGAAACTTCCTCAACGCCAACCTCCAGCAGACCGAAGTGGGGGCGATCTCCCGCCGGTTTCTGAAGGCCCTCCCCGAGATGGAGGCGGGTTGGGAGGCGGCGAAGGCTGAGTTCTTGGCCAACGACTGCATCCGCGAGCCCCTCACCAATCGGCGCAGGGACTTCCTCGACGGAGCCGGCGCCGACGGCAAGGGCTGGAACGAAGTGATCAACTTCGCGATCCAGGGGGGTGCGGCGGCGGCCGTCAACATCGCGACCATGGATCTCCTGGCGGCGGGCTACACCGCGAACTACGCCGGCCACGGCACCGGGCTCATTCAGCAGGGCCACGACGCCCTGGTCCTTGAGGTCCCCGAAGCGCAGGCCCCACAGGCCGCCCGTGAGCTTCAGGAGTGCATGGTGCAGGAGTACCCCGACCTACTGCCGGGGGTGGTTCTGACGGCCACCGCCGACGTGGGCATGACATGGAAGGAAGTGTGACGATGGCGAAGGAGAAGTCGAAGAGGGCGATCAGCTTCGGGCAGTACATCAAGGGGTTGCGGGGGGGGCGCCCGCTCCGGGATGTTGCCCCTCAAATCGGCCTGTCGTTCCCCCACCTGGGCCGGATTGAGCGGGGCGAGGTCAGCAGACCGCCGCCCCTACACGTCCTTGCGCGCATGGCGACCGTGTACGCAGTCGAGCCCGGGGAGTTGATGGAGCGAGCGGGGGTCCGTGTCGAGCCCGAGCGGCCCGATCACTTTTCGACGGCGGAGCAGCAGTTTGAGAGCCTGATGCTCTGCGACGAGTTTCGGCCCGACGGGATGCGCCTGGAGTACATCCCGTTCATCCCGCCGGTCCTGCGGCTGTTGATCCGCGACCTCGCCGCGAACATCGAGCGACACACCGAGGCCCGCGTCCGATGGGAGCTACGAGACGACGCCGAGGCCGAGCCGCCGAAAGCGCCGATGCGGACATTCGCCAACATCATCGGAGCGGCGACGACGTGAGCAGCGACGACGTACGCGGGGAGGATGAGGGCAATGACGACTGACGCGAAGACAAAGATGCTCCCCACGACTGCCGCCGAGGCAAAGAGCGCCGTGCTCACGGCGGGGGGCTGGCTGCGGGTAATCATTGAGAGCCCTGACGGCCACCGCCGACGTGGGCATGACGTGGAAGGAAGTCTGACCGTGCCGAAGAAGAAGACGACGAAGACCGTGAAGCCGCGGAAGAGCGCCACCCTGGACGAGTACGACAAGGCGCAGGAGGCCATCGAGGCCCGCATCCTGCCCGAGGTCTACAAGGCCCGCGAAGCCGCGGGGGTTCCGCCCGAAGCGATGGCTGTGCTCGTGCGCTACAGCGTGGGCAAGCTCGTGAAGGGGCTCCCCGTGGACAACCTCGACGTGGTTCCCGTGGAGGGCCCCATCCGGTTCCGCGCCGACACCAATCCCTTCTGGGTCAACCTGGGCCAGCGCAAGCCCGGGGCCAAGGCGCCGTGGCCCTGGCTCAATCAAGCGCCTGACACCCTGAAGGGTGCGAAGTTCAAGGGCTACGAGAGCGCCGTGGTGAAGAGCCCGACGTGGCTTCAGATCGCCGTGCTGGCCGACGACATGATCCGCACGACCGGCGACTTCCACCACGTCTTCCTCGAAGGCGTCACCAAGCGCCCTGGCCCGGTCCCCGCCGACGGCATCCCGCGGTACAGCTTCAGCATGGGCTCGTAGGGCGTGTCCCCCTTGCGCCACGCCATCGCGGATTCGCTGTATGGGCACATGAAGGGCCGCGACGTTGAACGCTGCCCGACCTGCAAGAAGGTGCTGGTCAAGGACGGAGATGGCTGTGACTGAACTGGTAAGGAGTAGACGATGTTGACCGAAGACGAACAGCGCACGCTCACGGGGCTCCGGGTCCGGCCGTGCGTGATCATTGAGAGCCCCTACGCCGCCCCGACCCCCGAGGGCGTCGAGCGGAACATGCGCTACCTGCGCGCGTGCATGCGGGACTGCCTGCTCAAGGGGGAGGCGCCCTTCGCCAGCCACGGGCTCTACACGCAACCCGGGGTCCTTCGCGACGAGGTTCCTGCGGAGCGCGAGGTCGGCATGGCTGCCGGCTGGTCATGGCTCGCCGGGGCCGACAGGGTGGCGGTCTACACGGACCTGGGAATCACGAAGGGCATGGAGCGGGGAATCTTCCGCGCGGTGGCCTTCGACTGCGTGATCATCGAGTACCGCACCCTCGGCGGGGAGTGGGCACAGGAGGACGTCGAGGATGCCTGACGAGAACGGGAAGCTGCGGACCCTCCTCCTGGGGCCCGACGTGCTCCTACAGGAGGGCGACTGCGCCGAGGTCATGGCCGCGATGCCCGTGGGGTCCGTGGACGGGATCGTCACTGATCCGCCGTACATGATCTCGTTCATGGCCGCCAAGTGGGACTCCCCTGGGCGCCAGAAGCCCTACAAGGCACGCGGCGGCTACGGCGACAAGGGCGTCCTTCCTGGCTACGGGCGAGGCGGTACGTCAACGGATCGGGAGAAGTACCGCAGGCGCGAGAACAACGCAGCACAAGACAGCCACGTCCGCTGGCTCATCGAGGCCCGCAGGGTCCTGAAGCCCGGCGCCCCGCTCCTGGCCTTCTCCGGCACGCGTACGTTCCACCGGCTCCC